TATGATTTTTTAATTTAGAATTTTTTGATTTTTCATAACTCATGTGAAGCATAAGAATTTAGTAGTACGTATTTATAAAGTTAGTTATGATCGTAAACGTTATAGTTAGTCAAAAATATTTGACTTGTTTGATCTTATTTTTTGCATTATGGAACCGTTGTCCTGTTATTGTAGAATAAAATATCATCTATCGTGCCACTCAATACACCAGAACCACCACTTTGAATTTTGTTTTGCACTTTAATATATCGTAAACCAGCTAAAGTGGCATTGATTGTTTTTGTCTGTGATTCTAAACTCGTTGTAAATGCAGAATTACTAAATAACTCACATTTTGCCTGTGTTGCACTCTGTCTTGATAATTCAACATAAAGTGTTTCTGCTTGTGCGGCTCTAGTAAAAGCTGTTGAATTTGCAGTATTATCAACATAACCACTTCCTTCTGGACAACATAGTCGATAGCCCGCTACACTCGTATCAGCAGGTATGTTAAAGGCGATTGCTTCTTGTGCAGACGTTCCAGTGGTAGCACCATCAGAGTTAGAAATACCAACGCCTAACCACACACTATTTATATCATCCGTTATGGTAGATATGATGATTTTAAAACGCAACACCCAAGCCGTGTCACTAACTGTTGTTAAGTCATAATGACATGCTTGATTTGATGCACTTTTCGCGGCATAGTCCATGACAGCCGTTCCAGTATTAACAACAATCTGCGTGTTTGTATCTGTCCAGTTATCTACTGTAAAATGATCTTCTAAATCTGCAACGATTGTTCGGTTTAATGAGCCAAATGAGAAACTAATAGGTGCTAGTAGTGTTGGGATCATCCAGTGGATGCAGCATCCAGTGTTATTTCTAAAGTTATTCCAATCAATAGGGCATCAGCACTTAATGTGTCCGATATATCTCTGTCAATTTGGAAATGAATGTAATCAGAATCTGCCGGTGTTCCGGCTATTGTTATTGCTGAGCTTTGTGGACCGACATGAAGATCATTCGCTGTGATTAATGTATCTGTTGAACTTTGAGCTGTACCCAAAGCAGTATCTAACGCATCATCGTTTGAATATGCACCACCTTTTAATTCACAGATAAAAGTACCAGAGCCACTGGTTGCTGTCCAATAAGGTGTGAATTTTACTGTTCCATTATCCCAATTTCGTGGTGGCTGCCAACCAAATTGTACGAATTCTGACGTTGTTTGATCAAAATCAAATGTTTGAATGTTAATCTTGTTTGTAGCTAATTCAGTTCTGGTTAATCCACCAGCTCCAGTTGTTGCTCTAGCCCACATCGCTGTCGCTGGAATCCACAAGTCCTGAAGCCCCACAACTGAGTCAATATACCAAGCTGTATCACCGTTATTTCTGCGGTATAATCTTCCAGCAGTAAAACCAGAGCCGGTAGAAATACAAAAGGCTACCTTACCAGGATATGTTGTAGCACTTGAAATGTTAGCACCCGTATCAACCTGTAAGGTTTTTCTATTCATTCTGGAAGCAGAAATAACATCCGCTACATCCCAGACCTCACCATTACTGCCTAACTCAAATCACCTCTAAATTTTTCTTTGTGATCCCAGAAAGTTACTTCCAACATGAAGACTTGATTACATATAGAACAACGAAATTGATCACATGAGATTGATTCCACATATAGATTTCTAATATAGTTTGGAGTTGGGATTGTTTCCCTAATTCCCCTTGCAAATTTATGATTAATTTTTGAATGTAATTCTTGAAAAAGAGTTAATTTTGTTTTTATTGTAATTCTTTCTTTTTTTAGTTTTGTTCTTTTTGGTTGAATTAATTTAACTTTTGATTGAATTTCTTTTGTTAATTGCATAACTCAACTCCTCGTCTAAACTAAAATTTAGAAAAATAAGTAAGAGAACTATTTAAGCGTGTATTTGACCGGTATCTATAATACCAGGCACGTGGATATTCTGACCATAACCATCAACTGTATTATTAGCAATCTGACACCAATTTCCATCAGTTATACATGATGCACCTATTATTCCTCTTTGTGATGTTGGTGTTACTCCAGCACCTGCATCATTGGTACATTTGAAGACAAGACCTAAAGCTGATGGTGGATCTTCATCTAGTGAATCTGTAAATGCTATTGAATCGTTAGCTGGTATGATGTAAGCAGGTGTTATATTTTCTCTTGCCGTTTTTCCCGCTTTACTTCTTAATAGGTCCTGTCTTAATTGATTTAGAATATCTGCGGCAGTTGTGTCTTTTCTAGAATTAACGCTTGACATTTTAACTTGAAGTCATGGTTATAGTCCATGCCAGTAACGCAGAGTTAGCAGAAGATTTTGCAAAAGTCGAAGTTAACAATCTTCGTGCAATCATAGAACCACCAGAAGAAGCAGAAAATAAACCACACTCAGCCCACGTTCCATTATTGTCGCCAGCCGTGTAAAAAGTATCTATATTGATAATACCATTTCCACCAGAATATCGTGTGGATGCGGCTAGTCTAGAATCAATCGCTGTTGCCAAAGCTGTATCTGATACACTTACGGCAGTTGTTCCAGATCCAACATGAGAGTATGTAATACTTCCCGTTGTTGTTGCAGTCATAACATCCCTGATAAAATTAAGACCTTCGTTAACTACTAGGTTAGATCCAACATCTTTGAAAACAATATATTTTTCTAATTTATTTTCTTTTTTTAGTCTAAGATATTCTTGATAGTTTGGAACTTTTTCAGCATCAAAACCATATAATTTTACATTATCTTTAATTAAAAATTGGTTCCTCACCTGTACCTTCACATATTCGCTTTAAAATAAAATAAAAAGAGAACTAATAAGTCGTGTATCTGGTAGCTTCAATATTATAGTATAGTGTTCCAGTTCCTTGTTCTTCCGTACTTTCAAAAATATACTCGATCTCACTTAAGACAAAACTGGCATCAAATGTGTAACCAGATGTTGATTTTTTAATTTTTACAGTTTGACCAGTTTGTAATAATGTGTCAGGCGCAAAAATCATTCCATTGAAAATCTCTTTTTTCTTGTTTAGTTTGTCAAACTCATCTCTTAGAACAATATGAAGCGTTTGCATATCTGTTATATCTGGTCTTTTTACAACTTCTTCGTGAAAATGTTTTTGTGATGCCGTGCTAAAATCACTTCTAATTGTAAGAACTGGTACTGAAACATAGTGTTCAAAAGCAAATCTGTAATTAGACGTATCAACTGTCCAACTACTAGCTAGTCCTGTTGTGCTTGTGCCACCTGTTAGACTACTTCCACCTGTTGCTCTGTGCCAACGATATGTGTTTGAAGCATTTCCAACACTTGGTATAACTATCCAATAATCTCTGTCTGTGCGTATTTCTTCATTAACATCCAAATATTTCCAAACTATCGTTGATGCCACTTCTGCTGGTGGAATTGCCCATTGTCTTATTGTAGATCCTACTGGCTCACTACTAAGATCCTCTTTTAACTGCACCACAAGATTATTAGTTGGACTGCCAAGCTTAGAAACACCAACCGCAATTTGCATTGTATCTTTATTATTAGTCGGTCTAAATTTGACAGCATACCAGTTTGTTTGTAGTGTATTGCTTGTATTATCTGTTTGTTGTGTTTTATCTTTTTCTCTTAGTTGTCCACCTAAACCAAAAATCCTTCTATAATGATTTTCTAAAGTTCTAATATATGTTGAGTTTGGAGCAATCAGTCCCACTTTTCCACTAGACCAGGTAGTAGTATCTGTATAATCATCAATTAACAAGATACCAGAATCAGCCGCAGTGGAAGTTGGATCTCTAACTATGAAATTTTTGTCAGCATCAACATAATAAGTTCCACCAAATATATCCACTAACTCTTTTAGTTTGTCGGCAAATTTCTCATAGTTTGCCTCAAATTGTGGCACTCTTATTTGCGGAACAACTACATTAGCAGAAGAATAAACCATACCATGATCATCAGGTGCAAATTCGGCCGTTGCATGAGTTGTATTGTCTGTTATTATGTCGGAGAAAATCTGAGAAAGCAAGACATTATTATCCGTATTATTTAGTGTTCCATCGTTATTTTTTGTTTGAATCCACGATCTATTCATTATCTTAGACCGAAGTAAATCTGACCCCCAATCTGGTCCAGAAATCTTAATATCCATATAGTTTTTGTTGGGTTCGTTAATCTCTGTTCTTTCTATCACACCATTGAAAATTTTTATCTTTGATGCGTTTGATTTTCCTATCCAAATGTTAATTTCGTTTCCTTCATTTATGTTATTTAAAATAGTATTGGTTGATGAGTTAGTACCATCTCCGCTTGTAAAAATAATCTCAAACTTGCCACCAACTTGATCAAATGGTGGCGTACATTGTAATCTTCTTACTCTAAAATCAAAAACTGATGTAAAGTGATTAAATGTGTATGTTGTAGAATCGTTTTTAGTTATTGTTACTACCGGTAAGAGTGGTTGTTTTGTAATATAGTCTAATACTGAAGGCATACTAATAGCCCGTAAATCCTCTACGTCTTAATTCTTCTTTTAATGAATTTAATGTAATATCAATAACTTTTTTTTCTGTTAGTATGGAGCCACCAATATTATTATTGATCACAACCGTCATTGATGAGCCACCTCTATTTCTTGAAGAAATACTGACCATCTCTGAGCCAGCTTCACCGGCTAAAAACATTGTAGGTTTGTTCACCATGCCCTCAAAACCTGTGGCGGCTTCGATTAATGGGATTGGTGTAATTTTTAACGGTGTGAAAGTTAATGGGTTCAGTGGTGGTAAAGCTTTGCCAATAGATCCAAGACTTTTTCTCATTGTTTCATATCTTGATATTAAACTATTTACAAAATCCACGATTGTTTGTCCAATAGCATTAAGACCAGAAACTATTCCACCCGCTAAGAAGTTTATCACAGTAATTATTATATTTCCAAAATTAGTAAAACCACCTTTGATAGCATCCCAAAGCGGAGTTAATGTTTCAAGACTTAAAGCAAACCAGCCTGGTAAATCAACTGTAAAGAAGTTCATAAAAGATTCTCCAACTGGTGCCAACACAGTACCTAACCAAACAAAAAATCCTTCAATCTCTTTTCTAAATACTAAAATTGCTACCGTTGCAGTCGCTACGGCTACCGCTATTAATGCGAATTGTTGTACGCCTGGCGGTAAAAACATAACTGTACCAATACCCATAGCGGCAATACCACCAATGGCTTTTAGTTTATCTTCGAGTTTATCTGATTTTCCTATTAACGCATCTATTCCACCAGTTGCAAACAAACCAGCACCTAAACCAATTAAGCCACCACCAGCAAGCATCTTTCCACCTTTAGTATTAAACATTTTCAAGTGAGGAAGTAGATCAACAATGGATTTTGTTGCCATAGAAGCGGATAATCCAATAGAAGCAATCGAGTTTGCAATTTCAGTAAATTGTTGATCAGCTTTTTCTTTTTTTATTGCCGCTAAACGTTCTCGTATAATTACCAGTTCATCTGAATATTTTCTTATTAACTCAGGATCATGAGTGTTTGCAAGTTTGTTCATAATATCCACTTCTTGAAGCATTAAATCGGTTTCTTCTTGCGTTAGAGTTGTACCCTGCATCCTAGCAACATTAAGAGCTGTTGTAATTGCCAAAACACCTCTCGTAATAGAGCCAAAAGTTGACATGGCTCTAGTTAGATTTCGCACCGCTGGATGTTGTGCTAAGAAAAGATTTTTTGAAATATTTAAATTATTATTAAATCCTCTGAGAACCCTTCCTTGCTGATTAACTTGTGCCGACCATTGTTCAGATGTTATTCTACCTTGTTCAAATTCTGAATTAATCTCTTGTAATTTAGCTTTAACCTGTTCAGCACCCTGAATCTGTAACTTCCAACTTAAACTTGCTGTTGCCATGACTCCTCGTCTAAGAGAAAAAACAATTTAAAAAATAAAGAGAACTTTATCATATTTTTAAAGAAAACTTGCATCTACCATTTCTGAATGTATTCCTTGCAGTATATTGGTTGAAGTTTCAACGGCAGGTTGTAAGAAGGGACTTGGTTCTGTTGGTCCAACTGATTTTACAATCCAAAGTTTGCCAGTTTTTTTATCAAAAAATCTCAATGCTTGTGCGTTTATTGGTTTTACCGGTCCACGACCATATTCAATATACCATGCGTGGGGTGCATCGCTACCAACAACAATAAACTTGTCGCCTGTTTGTAGTATTTTTAATGAACCCATTAAGCCGCCTGTATCTATATGATCTTTTAGTGATAAATTGAATCTAGCCTCATTAATTATATCCTTACCGATATGTTGTAACAGTTTATTCAGTTCATCGTCATAATTCCTTGTAAACTGATCGATAAGGCTCTTATTTTCGTTAAATCCCTGTGCTACTATGTTAATATTCATTTTGATCCTTTGTAACAAATGTATTCTTGTTTGTTGTTCTCTTTAGAGCTCTTGCTTCTCCATCCATGCAGATCATCATATATTGTATGTTAAGAAAAGGCTCATCATCTAAAGAAGAAAATGTGTAAGCAGAACCAAGATTAGTTAGTATGGAATATTTTTGTAAAATTGCTATCGCTTCTGGTTCTTCTAATACTTCTGGAGAGTTAGGACTTGCTAGATATGCTAGGAGTAAGGCACGTTTGAGTTTTTTTTTATTTCTGAACTTTTTCTAAAAGCCTCATTGAATAACTGAATGGCTTCCGTTAGTGATAGTTTGTCAATGTCTTCCTGAGTAAGAGCTAATGTATTTTCTAGAAATGATGCAACCGTATCTAATTGTTCATCAGATGTTTTTGAAAACTCTAAAATCACTCTCTGTTGTTCTTCTAGTGGTACTTTTGTTAGATCAGATTCGTTTGAATATTTCTGGCTTAATTCTGTAAGTCTAGAATTTACTCTATTTATTTTTCTATATTCACCCATAGTGATTTCTTTTTTAATCTCATAGTTTTTTCCATTAAATGTGAAAGTATCGCCTAACATTTTATGTCACCGTGCAAGTTAAGGCACCATAATCATAGTCCTCAACTATTGTGTCTTCATCTACAAATTCAGTTGAAAATGATCTCAGTTTAGCATTAGAAATAGTCAAAGTTGATGTGGCACTTTTCAAAACAACGGCTAATGTACGTGCAGTTCCAGCCTTAAAATCAGTTTCTAAAGTTGTAGCTGTATGCAGAACTGTGAATGAACCAGTGATTCTTCTTCCATGTGGTTGTGAAGAATGAGGATCAAGATTTCCTAATGTGTGATCTGCTTTTGTATTTCTGTTTATGTCAATTTTTATTTTTTTGCAATCTTGTGCAACGGAGTTCCAAGAAACTGGAGTTGTTCCACCAGCTATCCAATCCCAAACAGAACCACTTGCAGTTGATACTAGCGTTGGCGTAGTAAGACCATGTGAGGAACTTGGTGTAGAAATTGATGTATGTATCATGTTAAATGTTACTTCGATTTCCTTGCCGACTTCCATATTGATTGAACAGTCTTTAACCCTGGAACCCTTCAAAATAACAAAGTTTTCTGTTCCATTTAGATAATAAGAAAATAATATTGAGAGTGATTTTGAAACTGTACCTGTTGGTGTTGCATAGTTAGCATCATTGACACCGTATTTTAGAAAAGTAGAGCTTACCAGCGTAAAAACTAGAGTTGATTCATATTCTTGTTGACCTTGTGCGTGAGTTACTAGGTCCTCATCACCTAACTGAGTTACATCAAAGAAATTTCCATTAATTTTAAATGATAGGGATTTTGGTACACCACAAATTGTAAAACTTGGAGAAGATGTCGGAGTTGTTCCTTCTGTTGATTCCTCTACATATTGAGGTGGTCTTACGATCAGTTGTGGTGTTGTAGTAATTGCCATTAGTTAGACACCTTTCGTTTAAGCCAGGAGATTGATGTATCTTTTTCTGTTGGATTATACCAATAATTGTATTCTACACCATCATCCTCTGTGACGGTTGTAGCTATGTAATATCCTTTAGCCTCTAAATTATCTTCAGAATTACCACCTGAAGCTCCTCGCTTAGCAGTCAATGAAAAATTTAAAATAAAAAATAATAAAGAGAACTATTAAACTAAATAGCTGTCGCTTCTTGTTCCCATCTTAAAGTTACAGTTGCGAATGATCGTGCCTTATGAAAACCCTTAGTTGGATTCAGATTTGTTGTTGTTGCTTCTGTTTCATCTGTTGGAATTTCTGTAAACTCTGATATTGTCACCACATCTATACCATACGTTGTTTGTGCGAGTGTCGGATTCCCGTTAATTATTGATTCTATATGTCGTTCCATCTTCCATTTCTTGTCTTTGGCATCAGAACCGATGGCTAGAATTTGCAATCTTTTCTTATCTTCATATAAATATCTAGAATTACCTAAAATTTGTGATGTAACAAAAGTTGGCATATTTTCTATAATAACGTAATAAAAAAATCCCTTAAACTCACCAAACTTTGTATCAAATTTTACTGTTGCTTGTGTTGGTACTGTATAACCTGTTGAGTTTGTCCAGTTATTTTTAATCACGGTCCACAAAGTAACTGCTGGATCAGTTGTAAAAACAGTTCCTAACCTGGAGTTAATTAGTTTGTTTGCCAACTAGAATCTCTCGCTTGTTATGTTTTTCCAATACTCTGCATCTTCTGTCACATCACCAGTAAGTGACTTTAGAAGTTCCATTCCCATTTTCCAATATGTATTATTTTCTACCTTATCTTCTGGAGAAGTAGAGATTATACCAGAAGCTAAAAGAGTGCAACATCTAGTAACAGAGTTTGATGGAGAAGATATATCGTTAGTTAAATTAAGATGTGCGTTGATTATTGAAGTTGAAACATCACGTGCATTAGAACAAACTGTATCTAAATCAGAGTTTGTCGTGCCATAAACGAGATTTTGAACGTTTGCGTTTGATGAGTAACTGGTCATAAAATAATTTTTTAATTGCTTAAAAAGAGAACTATATTATTCAAATAGTTTTTTGTCTAGTTTTGTTTCTTCTTTTGCCTCTTTTGGTATAAAGTATAGATTCTTTGTTATCTCACCATGTTTAATTCTGCCCATAGCTCTCAAATGTTGCATATCTATCCTCTTATCTGTGTATATTGGGATATTATTCTCATGGCACCACCAACAAAAGACAAAATCAACCGATGCACCAAACGCTTCACCTTTTAGTCGAAATATACCATCACATGGAAATTCTGTTCTTTGAATTATATCTCTGCGAATCGCCATAAGTGCAAACCCGTTAAACTTGACTGAAAAAATATCATCTTTTGGCAGATCTTTTCTTTTAATCCAATTATAATGTCGTAATTTTCTGTCTTTTAATCCAAGCTCATAAGATATGTTTAGATTTCCATCTAGTTGCAAATATTCATCTTGATTCACGTTCATCATGCCACAAATAATCGGATAATCGTGATCTTCCAGGTCTTTTTGTAGCTGTATAATGTGTTCAGGCTTTACTACTATATCATCAGTTGCTAATACAAGATGCGTATAATCCTTCTGTTTTAGAAAAAAGTTCCTAACAGTCTTGTAAGCTTCATACTCAAAATAATATCTAGCTATTAACTTATCACATGGTAGATTAATATTTTCACTTTCTACCTGTTGAATATCTGATCGTGGTGAGCATCTAGCCAGTAACAAGTTAACTTTCATAAGTTTCCTTATTTTGTTTTTGATAAGAGAGTTAAACGCACCACCTACCTTCCGAGTTAGTTGATCTGGATGCCTTCTATACTTTAGAGATTTAATAGGAATTAGTTGTAGATTGCAACCAAAAATCTGAGTTGTTCTAAGCAAAAATTCATAATCTTCCGAGTGTTTTAACGACTCATCAAACAAACCTGTTCTTTCTATCAAATCTCTATGAAATAACCACGTTGAGCCGTTGCTATAATAATAATTCCATAGTTCTGATTCAGGCCGATCATGCTCCATAAACTCGCTTGTTACTTTACCAGATTCATCAATACAGTCATAATGTGTGTAATATATTGTGTTTTTATCCAATACTTTTTTCATCATTTCTGATATTGCTTCTTTATACAAAACATCATCCGCTGATAACCACTTTATCCATTTTCCCTTACTGTTATTAATACCCGAATTAAGAGCTGAAGCTGTACCACCGTTTGTTTTAAAAATCTGATTGATTCCCTTAAACTCTAATATTATTTCTTTTGTTCTGTCTGTGCTACCATCATCAACGACTATAATTTCCTTATTTTCATAAGTTTGATCTAAAGCTGATTGTATTGCACTAGCAAGATATTTTTCACAGTTGTAAACAGGTATGATGATAGAAACCATAGTTTCCAAATCATGTCCTAACTCATTTAAGATCATCTATAAAATCTCCAACCATTTACACTTGTAACAAAACATAAAACCATCGTGTAATTTGCTTCTGCCTAATCTAACATCGGTTTTTTTTGATTTACAACTAGGACAAGTAAAAGATATGTAACTCAAATAAAATTCACGTGGGGTGGTTTTTCAACTGCTTGAGAGATTGCTATATTTCTACTTCTTAACCAGCATGGAAAACATTTTCTTACATCCAGGTTATTCATTTTTGCAGTAACGTTTGCATCATAAACAATATCTTTTAATGACTTTTCTCTAATATCTGCTAAAGCGAAATCCTTTTGATATTTCATAATACAACACGGATATATCTTATGATCTGCACCCAGAGCCCAAACAAATCTCTGCATATAACAGGTTTTAAAATCATCATTAGGTCTTGAAAACAGATCAACTCTATCTTTTTCGTAAAATATCTTATAGTTTTTAGTTTCATGTAAAGCCTTTAGGACATCAAGCTTTACTTTTAATTCTTCTATCTCATTTTCTGTTAAACCAGCACTTCCCGATTTATCATACATCCATGAAAAGCGAATGTTGTCAACGCCTAGTTCCTTATAGAACTTACAAGCTGGTTCAACATCATTTTTGTTTACGGGATTAATGATAAATGACACACCTAGAGTTATGTTTGATTTGTTTAGTTTTTTCTTTTCTACAAATTTTCTAATGTTGTTTATACGTCTTTCAAAATCGTTATTAGGAGTTCTATGAATCTGCTTGTGCATTTCCTGATTAGATGCATCCAAAGAGAATCTAACCCATACAGCGTGATTAACAAGTTTCTCAATTCTACTTTCATGTAGGTTAGAAGCATTAGTGACAAGACCAATCTCTATCTTTCCTTTTATGAGATTGTCTAATAAAAGATCAAAAAACGGCCAAATTGTGGGTTCTCCACCGCCTGTCAACTCAATGGCTGGAATCTTTGCCTCTTTCATCATGCCTGGTAATAATACAGAATAGATTTTTTCCAAGCCTGAATTATTAGATGGTTTTCCTAAAGGTTTGAAAGTTGTCCTATCATCTGTTTTTTTTACCTGGATTAAATCAAGCATTGGTTCGTTATATCCTTCTTCCTTTCTATATGAACAGAAATTGCAGTTATCGTTACAATAAGCTTCCAAATCAACTTGTAAAAGAGTTGGTGCTATTGGATTTCCTATTTGTAGTTGTTTGATTCTATCTATATGGTAAATGGCTTTTGAGAGCGAATAAATCAATGCAAAGACTTCCTTATTGGTCTTTCTTTCTCAATCATTATTTTTTGATACTCAAACGTATTCTGTATGTAGTCTTTTGATCTCAAGTTATCATCCATTGTTAATGTTATACCATCTATTAGAAATTTTGAAGCTGTAGCAGAACTTGATCTTGTTATAGTTCCATTTCGATTGTCCTTAAAGATACAATGTGATTTGTAATATTCTATGCAGTACGGTTTGTACCATAATCTAGGATATGCACAAACTCCACCGGCACCATCAACGATAAAACCAACACCAAAAAAACTTTGATTGGAATATCTTTCTGTCATTTCATACATATTTTTTTTAAATAAATCCCAATCTGCCTTTATTACGTATTCATCTGAATCTATAATGAGCAGATGATCACAGTTGTTTTCTTTGCAGAGTTTTAGATAACGTGATCTTTTATCTTGTTCAGTTCCTACAAACTTATCAAGAACAACCTTATCGAATGATTTTAGATATTCTATACTACCATCATCTGAATAATTCTTAGGATTTGGATTTCCCTCATATTTTCCATCTATTGCAAACACGACATCAACACCATCTATGAAGCTTGGAATTGATCTCTGTATTGATTTAAGATCCTGATAGAAAGAATATCCAACACCCAAACTCATAATGATTTTTTGGTTTTTTTATTGAATAGAACTATCAAAACCTAATATTTATGAAAGCGCTCATCATTATCATGAATTTTAATCCAATTACAATTAGCACAAAGAACTTGGAGTTTTTGTTTGGCTAAATTTTTATTCTGAGAATAGAATTTGATTAGTTTATAATAGCTGCCATGCATAGACCGATCGATTTTTCCACCACCATATTTATGGTCTAGTTGTAAGGCACGCATGTCAGAAAAACCACACATCTTACAAGAACTTCCCAATAATTCAAACAACTCCATTCTGATTCTTTTTACATAATTTTTAGCACGCAGTGTGTGTTTTTGTGGATCGTTCCAGTATTGTTTTCTATTATACTCTTTAATCTTATCTGGATTTTTTTTCATCCATTTCAAAGTTGTCGCATTAATTTTCTTTTTATGTTGTGAATAATATTTTCTATGATAATCATTAACATGATCACGATTGGCAGCAGTCCATTTTTTCTGGTAGTCTTTATGTTCTTCAATCCATCTTTTTTGATATGTCTTCATTTCTTTTTTATGATTCCTATACCAATTATACTGATATCTCGCTTTTTCGATTTTATTCATGTTTTTTTATTATTAAGTGGTTATTTAAAGTAACATTGAATAAAAAAAAAGAAAAAAATAGTAAGAGAACTAAGCTTTTGCTGAAGTCATTCTAACGATTGAAGTTCCGTCAATCACACCAGATTTTGTACGCCAGTTGGCTGTTACTCTGATCTGATTGTCTTCTGGATATTCATGGAATTTCAAACTAACATTTCGTTTGTATGCTATACCGTAAGAATGTTGAGGAATACACATGATTGCGTGATACGCATCTGTTGTTGTGTTATCCTGTTCATCAACTGTGTTTGTTACGACAATTTGGCATCCATAAAGTTCTGCTAGTGTGTTTTTCCTATAAGCGTTTGGTTCTGAGAAGGCAATATAATTGGTTAATTCTGTGTCTTCAATAAGTTCCTTGAACTGTTGAGGATGCAAGAACGCTACCGGTTTTACTCCACCCCATAGATAGCCTTTTTCTGTTAGATATTCAACACCTGTTGCAATACCTGTTGGATCAAATGCTATTGAGGCAGTATCTGAATGTGTTATTGTTGCACCTGTATCTGCTCTTATCCATTTACCTGGAGTTAGTGTGCCCTCAGCGGAAACAGTATCAAGCATATCTGTCGAAACAAAATCCTCATAACGAAATGCGGCTGCATTTGTTACAACACCTAATGTGTCATAAGCGTTATTTTCAATATCATCTGTGTCAACTTTGAAATAAACACCAGTGATCGTTGATGGATTAATTTCAACTGCTTCAATGTCCATTGTTGCTTCTGTTGCAGTAGTACCAGCGGTTTGTGTTGCCGTTGTTGGTAAGTCATGTTTAAAGAATCTTGCTTTGTCTTCACCTTGTCCCAGGACCTTTTGTTTTGCAAACTGTCTTGTTGGAACTCTCGATACGGAACCTGGCTCTAATGCCACATCTGTATCAACGCCAAAAATAGATTGTGTTCCAGTGAATCCTAATGCTTCTGTGATCTTTTGTGAAGATGCGTAGGGATTTTTCCATGTTTCCATTACACCTGATGGAGTCTTTACTCTGTTAATTGATATATCTCTTAGAAAATCAACTGGTATTTCTATTGCACAACCTCTTTCTGATCTTTCTGGTGATTGAATCCAATTTACAACTTTCTCAACTGCCTTTTTCAGAGAGAATGGTTCTGTATCGGATGCAATAGTTGTGGTTGGTTTTGGTTTTTCTCTAACACCTGTTTGTGTTTCAAGTGTTTTGAGTTTTTCTAGAGTGCCGCTTAAAGAAGCGTAATCAGTTTGGATTTTAGTAAATGAATCCTGTAATGTTTTTGCCCATGATGGAATTTCGTCTTTTGATGTTTCTTTTGGTTGTTCTACTTTAGATTCTTTATCAACACATTTTCCGTCTACCTTATGTTGATTAGCGGGACAATCATCGACCTGCTCAGATTCTTTAGTATTACAACTACATTCCTTAGTTTCTTCTTTATTATTTGTAGAAGTTTCTGTCATTAAAAAAATTGAATTTAAAAATAATAAAAAGAACTATTAATAGAACTATCTTTTCAATCTTTTGTGTTTCTGACAGTAGATTTCAGAAAATATCTTTTCTAGTTTACTGATTCTTTCTTCCATATCAATACACTTTCCATCCACTTTATGTTGACCAGAGGGACAATCGTCTGAGTAATTCATTTCTTTATTACCACACTCTGAATGACATATTGCTACTGCTTGATCGTCTATTTCCTTTCCTGAGTCTTTCTTGGCTTTAATGCAATCAGATACGCAGTCTTCTTTTACGCTTTCAATGACACGGACACTTGTTTCAGGTATGCCAGGCATTTCAGTTAGAGCTAACTGCCATCTTTCAAGACCTATTGGAATCTCCATGCAATCTTGAGCTGTAAAACATTGTTTCTTTACTTCTCTTGGTTCTGCTTCTATTGATGTGAATAACATTTTATTTTTGGCTAGTGTTGCGGTTGCCTCATCTTCTATAATTCCCTCATAGTATAACTGTTCCAGTTCTGGATTATAGTGATAGGTTACATAACCAACGATCTTGTCAGTATGTTCCCAGTTTAGCGGAACTCTTAATCCATCTGCTTTGGCTAGTTCTGATTTTAAGTATAATCTGTTATTTCTTGAAATTCGTGGAATTGCCGCTATACCTGTTATCTTTGCTTGTTCATCAACCTTTGAGAAAGTTTCGATGATATATTTTAGCATAGAAAAATTCTAAAATGAATAAAAAAGAGAACTATTTTGTAAGATCATTTACAAAATCCTCTCCTTGTTTTGTGGCTTCTAGCAATACTTCGAGTTTATGAAATAACTTTATCTCGTCTTTTTGTGGTTCTTTCTGATTGGCATTAAAGATTTGGTTATACCATTTGATTATTATCGTAAACTCTTTTGAAGTTAGATCAACATCCGTCATATTTTTAAATTATTTCTCAAGATAATATTTTGAAGTCTTTCTTTAATTGATGTCAGATCGTTACCATACATGGTTTCTAATCTTTCTGAGAATTTTATGTGTGAATCTATAACTGCTTTTAATTCTGAAATCTGAATACATAACTCGTTTTTAAATTTGTATAGTATGCCTAATGTTATCACTATTGTTGGAATTGCCGTTGCAAGACCCTGTATTATTGGGTTCCAGTCTATTTGTTCTGCGTTCATTTTAACCACTGAAATATAAAAAAGCCGATTGGAATCCAGACTATTAGCATAAAAGCGGCACAACCTAGTATAGTTTTAAAATTCACTTTGTTATTATCTGGATATCTATCATCATCTCCTAATTGATAGTTAGCTTTCATTTCTTTTTACACATCCTTCGGTACACCATATACAGTATTTATGATCATTAGCTTCTATACAGCAAAACTCATCACAGTGTTTTGGATTAGCACAACAACAATTCATTTCCATTTCTCCTTTTCTGTTCTTACATGACAGAATGTTTCACAAGTCATACAAATATCAGAAAAGGCCGGATGCTTGCACTTGCAATAACACTGGCAGTAAGATAGTATGTAACCTTGATTCAACCTATTAACAGCTCTCCATCATCATCTAGAGATAAGTAACGGCAACGGCAATTATGATGCGTATCGTCTGGTATTGTCGGACCATCAATGATTCGTGTGATTGGATCTACATCAAAAACCTCACCGTCTAAATCCTCGCATATTGGACACACTCTGTCATCCCGTCTTGTTACAAACTGCACCTGATCACTGCTGTTTGATATGACACCGTTGTTAAGTGATCGTGTAACAAGATCAGCGGAACCCATGTTAATTGATGCTTCTAACTTTACTGCTCTAACGTGAAGATCAAGAAGTCTTTCCATTTGTTGTTCTGATACGACAAACTCTTTTGAGAATCCACGTGGACCAGTGATTGATATTGTATATTGAAAGGCATTATCCCTGGTAACATCTTTTTCTGGATCAAAGTTTAATATTGTTTCATAGTCTAAATCTAAATCGTTTAGTTCATCGAATGGCAAATAATCAAGATCGTCTATATCCAAATCATCAGAGTCAAGCAAATCAAAATCCAAATCATCTAATTCATCGTAAAACTCATAATCATCAATAAAGTCTTCTTGAATTTTAAACGATAAAAATGTTTGAAAGAACAACAGAATAAAATCCCTGGTCAGTTCTTTGGTTTTTTCTATGTCGTTTAATGCAACAAGTGTTTCCTCATCAAATACTCTTTCATTATATTCTTGTCCTAAAAAATAAGATTTTTGTATATAAAGATAAATTAACGCTATGATTTTGTTCCTGTCTTCTTCTGTTAGTTTTGTTATATCACGACCAAATAATAATTCACCGATTTTTAACAGTCTGGAGTTTAACTGATCTATTAAGATGTCTGCTTCTTTTGATGTTTTTGTTAGAGCAAGTCTTGGTCGTTGTTCTACTATTTGCATTTTTTCTTATACTCCTTTTTAATTTCTCTTGCTCTCTTTTCTATTAAACGATACCTTGCAAGTAACGATTCTTGATTTTGTGATTGTTTGAAATTGTTTGTCTTTTGCTGGATTATTTGCTGTTTTTGATCAATATTAGTTTGTATGCCATCATCATCAAACAAATCAATGCCTGTATTAGCTTTAAGCCACTCCCTGTATTCCCAGACAGAAACTTTGTTAGCGTTTGCGTTTGCTAGCATCTGATCTGGATTTAGATGAACAATATTTTGTGCAGTAAATGAAACAGAAAGATTGGCAGTAATTGGATCAATACCATTCTGTGATAAGATAGGATCATAAAGTTCTGTCTTTAACTTGTTTGCTAGGTATCTTTGATAACCCCTAACTCTTTTCAATACTATATTCTCAGTTGTTTCACTTGAAGCCCTAGAAGTAAAATCACCTGTTAATATGTCGTGTGGAAACTGTGTACCTAACTCAAATACTTTTTCTATGTGTCTTATTTCTGCATCAAATCTTGGTGGTTGTTTTCTGTCTGGTTGTATTACTTTGGGTTCTCTTGATACAATGAATTTATCACCTGGTTTGTAGCTTCTCAACTTTACAGCTTCTTTTTCTAACTGTTCATCGTTTGCGCCTTCAAAAACATGATACTCTAATGGAAAACTATAATTCAGAAGATTTGCAGACATGGCATCTTCAATAGCCCACATCTGTTCCACCAACGGTCTTGTTGTTCTGTTTCCGACTCTGCGAGATACCACTAGAGGATAAAATAAGGAATTGCCCCAGGCAGAACGGGAGAATGAAGTAAGATTAAACTCAATGATCTTTTTAGGATCTATTCTTACTATTTGTCCATTATCTGTTTCATGCTCATAAAATTCTGTTTCTCCGTAAACATTTCTTTTTTTCTTTTTTATGCTTTTCATATCAACTTCAATAATATCTTCAAGTAGATTCTCATCAAGCTTCTCAAACATACTTGCACCACAAATCAAAGTGGTATTCACAACACCTTCAAACTTGTCATAAAAATTATTTTTACGATTCCATTCTTCTATCAGTTTCTTGGCTTTCTCGTCATCTGCGTTGATCTGAATATTCGTGCCTGTTATCATTTCTGCATAACTTGATACTGCTATCTGTATTTGTGGCGTTTTGTTGTGATAATCTATTAACTGCTTGAATGATATTTCTGGTGCTTCTCCATCTGGTTCTGAATAATATGAAACAAGTTTTGTGTCGCCTCTTTTTTCTCCAATAAACGCTTCCTTTAATCTTCTAAGAATCATCTGTAACCCCTAGGACCAGATCATCATCTAAACCACGAAATCCATGCTCTCCATACTTTCCATGTGTTGCTTCTTCATCTGTTTCAATTCTTTTACCTCTGCTGATTGTTATGGTTGGTTTTTTCATGGTGTGTTCCTTACATGAAACTCTACTCGATTTAATGTAGATTCAACAACACCGGATTTGTTTAGATCAACTTTAAGAACATAAATCCCATTTGCTGGCATTTCACCACTTGCAACGGTGTAGGACCACGTTCCACTTGATGCTGTAACTATTGAGCCTGTCTTGTTGAATACGTCACCTGAAGAATTAGGATGTGACAGACGTATTGTTAGTGTGTAGCCTGTTAGATTTTTCGCAGATGATAAAGCCTTGTCTGTATAGATTGTTCCAGTTAGTTTGTTTTCTGTTGAAAAGTCATATCTATTCCAAACCACTTGATCAGGCTTGAGATATAATCCGTAAACTATTTTAGTTCACCTCATCATTCTCATATCTTTTAATCCAGTTACAATTTGCACAT